GTAACTTTCTCTAGAATTCGTCCAAAGACAGGGGCGGATCTCTTGCGAATTCGCAATGCGATTGCGTACCCGTAGAACCATAGGTCCGAAAACCAACCAGCGTCATCAGGTTCTTCTCCTTTTTCACGTTGCTGGATATTGCGTTGAGAACGCTTCAATTCAACAACTTGGAGGATGGCCTTTAACTCATCACGATAAAAGGAAATAGCCCTAAGCTGTGCACCGGCAAGGTCTTTTATGACCATTTCGATCCACGGCAGGACTATCTTTCTTGTCTTGTTGGTGACGGATTTGCACCAAAGCCAAACTTGTTCAAAAAGCTTCCCAATTGCATGGAAGGCTTTGTTGTGAGAGGACTTTAAAGCCACCATAGCTTTATATGACTTCTCACGAGCATCGTCAAAGGCAAGGGTATGCCATTCCTCCAAAACTTGAATGACTTTAGGGCCAAGCAAGTTACGCAGGGCCTCGTTCACGATTAAAGGTTGCGATCCTTCATTGCCTTTCAGCAAAAGATTACGCAACTGTTGAACGCGACCATGCATTTCCTTGCGCTCGTCATCAAGGCGACGCATTTCAGCCACCACCCGGTTGATTTCGGTTTGGCGGTTGTTAGTCTCCTTGTTGGCGTGGCCCAATTTGGCTTGGAGGATTTTGACTTCATGGCGTAAAGCCTCTTCTTGTTGCTTCATCACTGCCACTTCCTCAGGGTCAGAGGCTGTGTGGGCAGCTTTGGAAAGGCTGGCTTTAGCTTGAACAAGGTCAGCTTCGGCTTCAGCAAGCCGGGCCTTATTGTCTTTTGACTGTTCCTCATGGATTTCTCGGTATCTTTTGAGGGACTCCAGAAGAGTGTCACGTTTTTGAATGGACTCTTTATGCAAAGAAGTGACATTCTCTAGGTCTTGAGACATCGTGTCAAACCTCTTTTGAAGGCTGGCACGATTGTTTTCGACCTCTTGAATCTTCTTTTCCAATTCAAGAACTGTTTTTGCGGAATCATCGGAGTAGCCAGAAGCCACCACAGCGTTGGTAAGACGCTTGTGGAGGTTTTCTGCCACGCTTTTTGAACAGCAATAATATTTGGCACCAGCAATGGTGACAGTCTCCTTGCGGAGGTCTTCAATAGCTTTAGTAAGCTCAACTAGCAATTGACCACCTTGTGGCTTTCCATCATTACTGGAAGTCATGCCGACCCTTCAGGGTTTCGATATCTCATCAGGGCAGCCTGTTTAAGGGCTCTCATCAATTGATGTGAGCATTTCTTGGATGTCAAACAGGGCTACGATTTCATCTAAAGTGTTAGATGGTATGAACTGAGCAAACTCACGTGCTGCCACGCGGGGGTCCCTCAGAACATTCATAGAAGCCTTCATCATGTTGGCAAAACGGCCCATCCAAGTGGACTTCTTTTTAAGAACAGCAGGGAGAGGCACATAGCCCTTCTTGAGGTGCGGCATGGTCACGACACTAGGAGTGCCGCCAGCATGGTATTCATTGGCCATGAACATAAAAGCCTCAAGCACTGACTCAGCCAAGTCTTCCTGTTTTTGGGGCTCAGACTTTGACATATAGGCCAACGAGGGGGGCTCGGCCTTGCCGCCTGTAAGGTTGATACCTTGACCAGTTTGAAGGCCATTTCGCAAGGAAGCTTCACGAAGGCGTTCAAACACAGGCCGGACTGCATTTTGGAAAAGCGTGTAGGAATACACCACCCGTTTTTCCACTTGCTTTTCCAGCATGCCTGGAGCTAACCCCATGACCTCTAGAGTTTCTGTGGGGTACATAAGGTGTGACAAAGCAACAGGCAACCCCACAGGCAAAAGCTCGGCCAACAGCAAAGAATCCACGTCGATGACAGTAGGAGGCAAAGGGAGTTGAACATTGTAAGTCAATAAAATGGCTAAGCCATTGTTGGTCCTACCAGTCCGTCCAGCCCTTTGAGTCCATAAGGCATCAGACAATGCAAAAACTTGGCCTTTAGACCCAGGAGCCATGTTAGGGCTAATGACCACATCTAAGTCAGGTATGGTAATGCCCACATCTGCCACAGTTGTGCTCACATAAAGTCTAGTGTCAAAGGAATCAGGAATGGGCAAACCTGACACAAACACTGTTGTGGGCTGCGGGGCTTTTTCAGCAAAGGCGAAGGCTTGCTCACGAGTGTTGACAAAGACAAGAATTTTGTCTCTTTGACCTAAGCCTCTAACAACGCCCATAATGTCGTTTACCAATCGGGAGTTAACGTCACTAAGGGAAATTTCTTCGACGACTGGCTTGACCACTTTTTCTTGCCTGCCGAATAACGAAGCACGTTGTAGCTCTAGAGCAACACCAGCCACACGGTAATTTGCCAAGCTAGGAGTGGCAGATGTCCAAATGGAGGCACGCTTGCTTCGGACAAGGAGTTCTGCCATAATCCAACTTCGGTCTTCCACCACATGACATTCATCGAAAAAGAACAATGCAGTAGCTGGAATTGAAGACCATATTGTCCACAGAGCTGTTGGTGTGACCACCCAAATTTTAGCATCACGCTCTAAGGACATGCCCTCACATAGCCCTGAGATTGGCAAAATCGATATGGTTGATAAATACCTTTTAAGTGAAATAGCCAAGGCTGTACGAGGCACGATCAAAATGATTTTGCTGAATTTATGCCCGAACCGTGAAGCTACAAACAAAGGTAGATCAGTTGACTTTCCAGTGGCCGTGGGGGCCTTCACCAAGATTGGCCCAGAATCAAATGCATGACTTTTGATAGACCTCTCCACATCAGTGTAAACTGATGGGACAGATTGCCAAATGGCAACTGTCACCAAATGCACAAGAAAGTTGACCCAAGACGCAAGGTCAGGGGTCCGGAAATCCCAAATGAAAGGGAACCAGTCAGGAATGTGCACAAAAGACAAAGCCGAAGCCACCAATATCTGCACTACAAACGGGTTAGAGGTAGGATTATCAGCATGTAATCTGGCATTTGCAAGGAATTGCAGACTTGCACACCGCCTCACTATAAAATCGAATATTGCAGGTGGCCTCGTTCGAGGAAGCCAGTGCATTACCCAACAGTACACCCAATGGCGCAACATAAGCTCACTGCGATTGGAAAAAGAACCACCAAATGAAAATAAAGATGGTTCCAAAAACCGGTATGGGGTCTTAAGGAGCGCATATTTAATGGAACCTTCTTCTGTAAGGTTGTTGGACATCACAATAAGGTCATAAACCCAAGCAATGCGAGCCCTCAACCTGCCTTGAAAGACTTTCTGATAGCCATAATTAAATATGGCAGGATTTAAGAAATCAGGCACTAAACTCAACGTGGAAAGGAGGCTGTCTAAAACAGACACCTCACCATATTTAATAAAAGTGCCATCATTTTCAAATTCAGCCTTCTCTTTATCAAAATGAGGCTCACGAATAAGCTGGGAAGATGGATTGTACCAAGATAAGAGAATTTGCTTGTATGTTGGCACCTTTCTGCCAGTAGATTTAAGGTGTTTCATCATCACAGCATTGCCCCTTATCAATTTCGTGAGCGCATCATACACATCCTTGTGATGGGCTGTCAACGTTAAATAGCTCAACAGGCGTTCCAGCCTGTATGTGGGATTAAGTGACTTGACCTGGGCCACAAGCTTTCCTACAAGCTTTTCTTTATTATGCCAAACGGCCATTGTGATGTGCTTTAAACCGTGCTCATTGAGCTCTTTTCTTGTAAAGGCATCAGGCCGTGAGCACCTCTTGGACAAAAATTCAATTTGATTGAGCTTTTTGACTTCCAAGTTGTTAATAAGCCCCCACCTGGACATAACTTTCGAAATGTTGGCATGAGTCCAAGCAGAAGGTTTGAAAGCAAGCATTGATAAAAAGTGGTCATCACCATAACACGACAACTCATTGAAGAACACAAATTCACGAGCGGAAAGCCCTGTAAGTTCCTTCCATGCCATCAAATAAATGATGACAATGGCTAAGGAGTTGTCTGCTGTTGTTGCGGAGTGACCAGTAGTCAAACCTGTTCCCTTAAAATAAAGGTTGCCTGTGGACGTGGTATTTAAAACCTGATTATACACTTGTTCATAATTAGTGTCTATCAGGTCAGCAATTCTTTTAGAATCAGAGTGATTTTCAAAGCCTTTCTTGCGGACTTGCTTCACAAGTCCCAAGACCACACCACTTAAAGTTGAGTCAAAGTTAGTGAAGTCACCTTCAGCATGAATTTGACACCTTGAGTGGTCAGCCCAAACCTGCGACATGCAGGCACCATTTAAAGGCATGCCAACCTTGATAGGAGTGGATTGCCAGGCAAATTGGTGGTTAGGACCATAATTCCATATTGTGGACAATATGTACTGGCTAATGGGGGAGCCAATTACTGTCCTCAATTTCTCATTGGCCCATTTCCGCATAGGAAGCACTTCAGACTTGACTGAAACATGGGCCACAGGAAGCAAACTCGGGGCAAAATAGAATGTTTTTGCCCAGAGGGCTTTGAAAGGCGCCATGCCACCAATGTCCCGAATGAACTTTGACCGATTGTACTTCTTCCCTGTGTCAGGGTCCACCATAAAGGCACCCAAGGCATACTTCTTTTCCCACAATCTAATAATTGAATTAAAAGATGTGAGGCGACTATCCTTGTAAATATCACGGACGATTAGCCACACGTCGTCAAGAGCTAAGTCAGGAAAGTCATAATGAGGATTTTTAAAATAACGACTCAAAGACTCAAGCTCATGCTTTTCCGTTGCCCACACCTCCGTGCGCCGGTACTCAGGGGCCTCAGGAAAGAGGGCCTTGAGGTCCTCATCTACCAAGGCCTTGATGTTATGAATCCCAGTGGCGAAGTCACTGCCACACAACAGCCAATCCCTGAATTTGAAGCCCACGGGATCAGGGGCGTTGTTAAGTGTGACATTAACAGGCCACCCTAATTCCCTCATCAAGTCCATACTGGCCTCAATAGCCTCACGAGAAGGTTTAGACCAGCCTGCAGACCTGATATATTCAGGTAGGCGAAGATCAGTGACAAAATGCACACCTTGCAAGACAAACTCACGAAAATGTGCCACAAATGTCACCGAATCCCCTGCCAATTTACGAGAAACACGGCGTGAGGCCTCTCGATCCACTAGTGACGACAACACCAAGATATTGGTCACCAACAAGGTGGCTCGCCACTGTAACCACTGGAAGAAAATATGTTTTCTACCAGTCGTCAGCATCACCACTACCTTTAGCACTGACCACATGGCGGATGTGACCACACCTGAAGGGAGTTCAAACAGGGCAAGCCCAATCACAGCCAAGAACATGGTCCACCTTATGGCATGAACAAGGCACCTGTATACCACTTTGTGGTAACACCACAGGACGGTGAACACACTCACAAGGCGCAAACCTTGCAGTGTTATGGAACCATCAAGGCGATGCATGGAATATGACCATACCCAGGATGCAGCCTCCACAAGGCCAGCATCTTCACCATCCAGTTCATAACCAAAATGACTCAAGATGGCTCCAACACTTGACCCCTTCAAAAGGTCCTTAGTATGATCCCACCCACTCATAACCATGACAGAATATAACGTCCGTGGTTGAGTAGGAGGACCCCGCGGAGCCAAAGGGTTGGAATAAAGGGCACGACCCCACCCTACCTCATCAGCCCACTCAGCCTCATTATGAATCCACTGAGCCGCATGGTGCCAGGCAAAGTAGATGGCGAAAGGGCCCGTCAAAGAAACAACAACACACCACTCAAGGCTGGCAGCAGAAGCCACCGCGAGGAAGCAAAAAGCCAATAAAGGCAAGCCACACAGCGCCACAAAGAGCACCACAAGTGGCAACAACACAACTGCACAATAAAGTGCCACTACCAGTGGCCCGTTAATCAAAACAGGCGAAAGCCAAGATGTTTTAG